GATATCTACATTAAACCTGCACGCTCAATCAACTTTATCCAACTCAACTTCGTTGCTGTTCGCACAGGCGTAAGCTTCGATGAAGTAGTTGGGAAGTTCTAATAAATAGAGAAACAGGAGATAATTAAATGGCATTTAATGTAAACGATTTTAGAGCGCAAATGACAGGGGACGGTGCTCGTCCTAATCTATTTGAAGTTTCTATGCCATTTCCTGCGTTCTCTGCGCCAGGAAATGCACAAACTAAACTTACATTCATGTGTAAAACCGCTCAATTACCAGGTGCAACAATTGGTGTAGTACCTGTTCAATACTTTGGTCGTGAATTAAAGTTTGCTGGCAACAGAACATTTGCCGATTGGACAATCACCGTTATCAATGACGAAGATTTTTCAGTTCGCAATGCTTTTGAAAGATGGATGAATGGTATTAATTCTCACAACCTTAATATCCGTAATCCAATTGCTTTAGCACCTTTAGGTTACACCGTTGACGGTGAAGTTACTCAGTTTGGTAAACAAGGTAACTCATTGAAGAAATACAAGTTTGTAGGACTATTCCCAACCGATATCACACCTATTGATGTTGATTGGGGTTCAAATGATGCAATTGAGGAGTTTTCTGTAACTCTCACCTATCAATGGTGGGAATCAGTAGCAGACGGTGTTGTGTAAGAAGAAAGGCTTCGGCCTTTCTTCAATTTTTTTAGGATGATTTTTAATGGCAATTAAACTCTTTGGCTTCACCCTAGGTAAACAAGACATTGTTCAGGTTCAATCACCTGACCAACCATCCTTTACGCTTCCAAATGAAGCGATGGACGATGGTGCAGTTACCATCACATCTAACCCTTATTACGGCACTTATGTCGATTTAGAGGGTGCGGTTCGTAACGAGCTCGAATTAATCACCCGTTATCGTGAAATGGCAAACCATCCTGAATTAGAGATGGCAATTGATGATATCGTCAATGAAGCGATTACACACGATGTTACAGGTCGAACAGTCAACATTGTTTTAGATAAATTAAAACAACCAGAAACAGTTAAGAAAAAGATTATTGAAGAATTTGAGACCGTTCTCAAAATGCTTAACTTTGGTAATCTTTCCGATGACCTTTTCAAAAGATGGTATATTGATGGAAGAATTTACTACCATGTTGTAGTAGATGAATCAAATCCAAAAGAAGGTATACAAGAACTTAGATATATTGACCCACGCAAGATTCGTAAAGTGCGTGAATTGGTAAAAGGCCGTGATCCAAAGACTGGTGCAAATATTATTCAGTCTATTGCGGAATACTATGTCTATTCAGATAAAGGTACAACTACTCAAACATACTCTGCAAATGTAAATGCAGGTTTGAGAATTGCACCAGATTCAATTATCAATGTAAACTCTGGTTTGATGGATGCAAAAAACACATTCGTCATTTCATATTTACATAAAGCAATTAAACCACTTAATCAATTGCGTATGGTTGAAGATGCGGTAGTTATTTACCGACTATCAAGAGCACCAGAACGCCGTGTATTCTACATCGATGTTGGTAATTTACCAAAAGGTAAAGCAGAACAATATCTGCGTGATGTAATGATTAAGTATAAGAATAAAGTTGTTTACGATTCTTCTACTGGAGAAATTCGTGATGACCGTAAACACATGTCAATGCTTGAAGATTTCTGGTTACCTCGCCGTGAAGGTGGTAAAGGTACAGAAATTACTACATTGCCTGCAGGTCAAAATCTTGGCGAATTAGAAGATGTTAAATACTTCCGTCAAAAACTTTTACAGTCTTTGAATGTACCAATCTCTCGTTTAGAACCACAACAAGGTGGCATGATTGGTCTTGGTAGAACAACTGAAGTTACCCGTGATGAAGTTAAATTTAATAAATTTATTATTCGTCTCCGTAACAAGTTTTCACAAATCTTTGACCATGCATTGGAAAAACAATGTGTTCTCAAAGGTATTTGTACCAGAGAAGAATGGGACCAATTTAAAGAAGATATCTATTACGATTATGTAAAAGATAATAACTTTACTGAATTGCGTGATGCAGAATTATTGCAATCTCGTATTCAAACATTAACCACAGTTGACCCATATGTTGGTCGTTACTATTCTGCTGAATGGGTTCGTAGAAATATTCTTCAACAAACTAAAGAAGAAATTGCACAAATTGACCAACAGATTAAGCAAGAAGAAGAAAACGGAACTGGCGGTCCAATACAACAACCAGGTCAAGTACCTGAGGTGAGTGCTGAACAATACCCACCTGAAGATAATACTGCCGATAACGGTGCTTCTGAATCACTTACTCCGCAACTGGATGCAGATGTAGAAAAGTATTCAGCGATACTAAATAGGCGTTAAAGGAGATTAATATGGATGTTTCAAATTTTATTAATAGCGTTGCAACTGGAAATGCAATTGAAGCCAAAGAAAGTTTAAATGACCTTCTTTCTGCTCGTGCATTTGAAGCACTTGATACTAAAAAAACAGAACTTGCACAGTCTTTATTTACAGGTAAAGAAGTAGAAGTTCAAGATACCGAAGAAACTGAAACAGAAGCTGAATGATAAATTTACAAGAATTTAGACAACTTGTAGAAGAAGAAAAGTCAGACTATTCAAAGTTTGATATGCTTGTTCGTGCTGGTCTTGCCAACAAGGCACAGATAGCACGAATTCATCGCATTTTGGATAAAATGACCGAAGAGCGACCACAGTTTAATAATGCTGATAAAGAAATCATGCGTAATCTTTTTAACCGCATGGTAGATATTATTAGCAACAATAAACAGATTTTTCAAAAAACTCGCCAAGTAGTTCGTGAGGAAATAAATGAAGCAGAGTTAGATACTGCCGATTATAAAATTGGTCCTTCAGGTCGTAAAGTTAGAGCGCATCGTTTTAAAGTAGGTGATGCACCTGTAAAAGAAGAATATGAAATTGAAGAGGCGGCATTAGATTTAAACAATGACCCTCCTTTTGTGCTTGTATTAAAGCGTAAATCAATTCGTTTGTATCCTAATAATACAAAGATTGCACTTTACTACAATCAGAAATTAGACAAATATTTTTCTATACCTTATGGTGGCGGTGTTGATGCACCGGTTCAAGCTGAAGAAACACAAATTGAAGAAGGTGTTATGGACCAACTTCATAAAATTGTTGCCGATAAACAGGCACAATCAGTTAAATTTGGAAATGGTCAATCTCGTAAAGTAGACCATTTTACTGCCTCTGCTATTACGCAAGTTCATAAAGCTTTAAATAATGATAATAAAAAGAAATTTGCAGACATGGTTCACAAATCACCTGCACATTTGGTTAAAGCATCTGACTTTGCATTTAGTAGAGCAAAATGAATTTAATAGATTTAATTATTGCAGGTAAATTAGACGAAGCAAAACAATGTTGTTGTGACCGTCTAAAAGAAATTACAGCAAAACGCTTAGAAGAAGCAAAACGGTATGTTGTTGCCGATATGTTTGAAGAAGTAGAAGAACAACTTGATGAGAAAAGAAATCCTAATCTCATTAAAATGGGACGAATTACTAGAGTTCGCCGTAGAATTAGAAGAAATGCAAAAGGTCGTATTGTGGTTCAAAAGAATCGCAGACGCTCAGGTATTAAAGGTTATAGAATTTCAGGAAATACTGTAAAAAGAATTTCTGCAACAGAAAGATTACGAAAGGCTCGTTTATTAAAACGGTCATGGAAAACAACTAGAAGAGCTAAACTTCGCCGAAGCTTATTGAAAAGAAAAATGTCAATGCGTAGGCGTGCATCAATGGGACTAAGATAAAATGCCATACGAAATAGTAAACAACAAAAGAAGTAAATCAGTTATCCGTGTTGTCGGTAATACTGCAACGCCAATTAATTTATCAACACTATCAACGGGTAGTGACGAAACTATTACTGCTGCCTCAATTACACATATATCTGCACAATCAGATGGTGCATGGAAAATATATCGTGGTAATAATGCTAATACTGCTCAAACAGCTGTTTTGGTGATAGATTTAACTGGTGGTGGTAATGTAGATTGGCCTTTGGCACAATATGACATTTCGATTGCAAATAATTCTACTGCAAATATTTTTGTAACAAATACAGGTACAGGTGGTACTCTTTTATTGACAGTAAGTAAGACTGCCACATTTGACCCTGCATTAACAGGTATCTAAAATGAAACTTATTACCGAAACAATCGATAATGTAAAGTATCTTACCGAAGCAACAGAAAACGGTAAAAAGAAACTTTTCATTGAAGGAACTTTCCTTGTTGGCGAACAGGTCAACAAAAACAATCGCATGTATAAGATGGATACATTACGCCGAGAAGTTGAGCGTTACACAGAAGAATTCATCGATACAAACCGTGCTTTGGGTGAATTAGGACATCCAGATACACCATCTATTAACCTTGAAAGAGTATCACATAAAATTGTGTCTCTTAGAGAAGATGGTAATACATTTTACGGTAAAGCACTAATTCTTGAAACACCATACGGACAAATTGTAAAAAACTTTATCGATAACGATATTCAGGTTGGCGTTTCTTCAAGAGCTTTGGGTTCTTTAACTCAAACTAGAGAAGGATACAATTTGGTTCAAGATGACTTGCGCCTTGCGACTGCCGCAGACATTGTTGCGGATCCATCAGCACCGGGTGCCTTTGTTAACGGTATCATGGAAAACAAAGAATGGATGATGGTTGATGGAAAGTTTGTAGAAGCAGACCACGACCGTTTTAAAAAGACAATTCAGAGAGCTTCCAAAAGCCAAATAGAGGAAACTGCTCTAAAACTGTTCGAAAATTACCTCAGAAAACTTTAATTTTATAAATAAGAAATCATAAGGAGATTCCTAATGGCAACAAATAAACTAATGGAAGCCGCAGCAGACATTCTTGCAGGAAGCAAGAAATCAGCTCCAGCTATGCCACCAGAAAAATTACCAGGTGCTGATGCAGTAGACCTAGGCGGTCCTACTCCTCAAAGCAATAAGCCAGATGACGATTCTAATAAAATCGATGCAACTAAGGCTGCTAAGAGTGCAACTGCTCCAACAACAAAACCATCTGATGCTTCAGCTGACAAGCAAGATGCCATGAAAAAAATGGCAGAAGAAGAGCAAAAAGATGAAGAAATCATTGCTGAAAAAATGCATGATGACGAAAAGAAAGAAATGATGAAGAAGAAAATGAAAGAAGATATTGATGCATTATTTTCTGACGATTCTACCATTTCTGAAGAATTCAAAACTAAAGCTGCTACAATTTTTGAAGCTCGTGTATTAGACCGAGTTCAACAAATTGAAGAAGAAGTTGAGACAAAATATGCCTCAATGCTCGAAGAAGCAGTTGCAGAAATCAAAGCCGACTTAACTACTAAAGTAGATGACTACCTCAACTATGTTGTTGAGCAGTGGTTGGCAGATAACGAAATCGCAATTGAGTCCGGTCTCCGTGCTGAACTCACAGAAGATTTTATTGCAGGTCTACGCAATCTATTTGCAGAACATTACATCGATGTTCCAACTGAAAAAGTTGACTTGGTTGATGAACTTGCCGGTAAAGTTGAAGAACTTGAAGGTAAACTCAACGAAGAAATCGAGCGTGGTGTTGGTTTTGCAAAAGCACTTGTAGAGTCCCGCAAGAATGAAATTACCCGTGAAGTATGTGATGGTCTCACAACAACTCAAATCGAAAAAATCAAATCACTCGCAGAGAGTGTAGAATTCTCCACAGAGGACGAATACAAATCCAAGCTTGAAACTCTCCGTGAAAACTACTTCCCTTCTGGCACTAAAAAGGCCACAGAAGCTCAATTGAACGAACAGTTTGAAGAAACAGAAGAAAAGAAAGTCATTAATGACCCATTCGTTGCTGCTGTATCTCAAGCAATTTCTAAAACAAAATTTTAATTAAACCCTAGGAGATAAAATAATGTATTTGTCCGAATCATTACAAAAAAAATGGGAAGGCGTTTTAGACCACGCTGACCTTCCAAAAATTACCGACCCTTACAAGCGTGCGGTAACAGCAGTTATCTTGGAAAACCAAGCAACTGAAATGCAGAAATCAGGAATGATGACTGAAACTGCACCTACTAACTCTGCTGGTACAGGCGGTTTCGGTGGCGGTGCTACTGCAACAGGTCCAGTTGCCGGTTTTGACCCAATCTTAATCAGTTTGGTTCGCCGTTCATTACCTAACTTAATCGCATACGATATCTGCGGTGTACAACCAATGACAGGCCCAACAGGCTTGATTTTCGCAATGCGTTCAATGTATGGTACTGACCGTGTACCTTCATCTGGTGTAGAAGCATTCTTCAATGAAGCAAACACTCAGTTCACAACTAATGGTGCACCTGCACAAATCGCATTGGCAATTGGTACACAGAATCAGAACACATTCATTAGCAATGCTGCAGCTGGTCAAGGTCAAACTACTGCTCAAGGTGAAGATAATCCTTTCCAAGAAATGGGTTTCTCAATTGAGAAAGTTACCGTTACTGCTAACACCCGTGCGTTGAAAGCAGAATACTCAATGGAACTTGCACAAGACTTGAAAGCAGTTCACGGTCTTGACGCTGAAACAGAATTGAGCAACATTCTTTCTGCTGAAATTCTTGCAGAAATTAACCGTGAAGTTGTTCGTACAATCTACGGTACTGCTGTAACAGGCGCACAAATCGGTACTACAACTGCCGGTACATTTGACTTAGATACAGATTCTAACGGTCGTTGGATGGTTGAAAAAGTTAAAGGTCTTGCGTTCCAAATTGAACGTGAAGCCAATGCGATTGCTAAAGCAACTCGTAGAGGTAAAGGTAATATCATGATTTGCTCTTCAGATGTTGCATCTGCATTGGCAATGGCTGGTATTCTTGATTACAACTCTGCATTGCAGTCACAAGTTAACTTGACAGTTGACGATACAGGTAACACCTTCGCAGGTACATTGTTTGGTCGTATCAAAGTGTATATTGATCCATATTTCGTTGCATCCGGTACATCCGAGTTTGCAGTTGTTGGATACAAAGGTACAAATGCATATGACGCTGGTCTGTTCTATTGCCCATACGTTCCATTACAAATGGTTCGTGCAGTTGATACAACTACCTTCCAACCAAAAATTGGTTTCAAGACCCGTTACGGTATGGTTGCAAACCCATTTGCACAAGGTACTACACAAGGTTCTGGCGCTCGCACCGTGTTGACAAACAACTACTATCGTGCGTTCAAAGTTAAGAACATTATGTAATAAACCCCGTTAAGAGGGTATTTGAAAGAGGCACTTCGGTGCCTCTTTTTTTTGGTTATAAATAAGCATATGACTGCACTCACAAGAAACCCAACAAATCCCAATATACTACAACCCAATAAATTCACATTGAATTTTTCAAGGGCACCAAGTATACAATACTTCTGTCAATCAGTAAGTGTTCCTGGTATCGCATTATCAGAAATACCACAAAACAATCCATTCGTAGATGTGTATGTTCCTGGTGAAAAGGCCATATACGATATATTGAATGTTACTTTTTTGATTGATGAAGAATTAAAAGCATGGACAGAAATGCATGATTGGATTCGTGCAATGACTTTCCCATATGATTTTACTGAATATCAAAGTTTAGGTCAATTAAATAGAATTGCGGGTGGTGTTAATAAACCAAAACCACAATACTCTGATGCCTCAATTACGGTATTATCTTCTTCTAATACACCATACTACAAATTTAAATTTTACGATTGTTTTCCAACATCTGTATCGGCATTTATTTTAAGTGCAACTGATAGTCCCGAAACCACAATGAGTGCTGATGCCACATTCAGGTACAGTTACTACGATATCGAAAAATTATTTTAAAAAGAGCTTGACAAACAAGTTCTGGTAGTGTAACCTCCATTGATAGGAGGCTTTTTATTTTATGAAACAACTTGACGATTTATTGGAAATGTGGCGTGCTGACTCTGTTATTGATAGAACAGAACCTGGCAAAGCACTTATCAACATACCCCAACTTCACAGTAAGTATTTGAATATACTTTCAAGGCATCGTTTGCTTTCGAAAGAATCAGAATTCAAATACAACAAGATGAAGAAGTTAAAATGGGAATACTACACAGGTAAGTTAGACCAAGACCAACTTGATAAACACGGATGGGAACCATTTCCATTTGTACTTAAATCTGAGCTGACTACATACTTAGAGAGTGATGATGATATCAACAAACACATTGCTCAGAAAATAGTACATGATGAGATTGTGGATGTGTGTTCAAGCATATTAAAAGAATTAAACTCTCGTACATTTCAACTCAGAGACTTCATTCAATGGGAAAGATTTATTCAAGGTGTCTGATTTAATTCTACATAAAAAAGATGAAGCGTTTATTCAGTTTGAGTGTGACCGAAATGTTGCACAAGAACTGAGTGATTTCTTTTGCTTTTATGTTCCTGGTTTTCAATTCACACCTGCATACAAATCAAGAATGTGGGATGGTAAGATTAGGCTTGCAGACCTAAGAAACTTTACCATCTATCACGGCCTTGTTCCTTATATTGAAACATTTTGTAAAGAACGAGACTACAAATTAGAAATTGATGCCGATGTTAACTGCACAGAAAACTATTCTGTTGTTGAGGCAGAACAATTCATCTCAACATTAAATATACCACTTGAAGTAAGAGACTATCAACTGAAGTCATTCATACATGCAATACGCAACAAACGTATTCTTTTACTGTCTCCTACTGCATCTGGTAAGTCTTTAATCATCTATCTTATCATTCGCCATTTGCAAATAGAGAATAGAAAAGGTCTGTTAATTGTGCCTACTACATCTTTAGTTGAACAGATGTATAAAGATTTCGCAGACTATGGTTATGATTCAGAACAATACTGCCATCGCCAATATTCTGGTAAAGAGAAACACACAAACATGTTTCTTACCATTACTACATGGCAATCAATTTATAAAAACGACAAAGAATACTTTGAACAGTTTGACTTTGTTCTTGGTGATGAAGCACATCAGTTCAAGGCCAAATCGTTGACAACTATTCTTTCAGGTTGTTCTAATGCCAAGTATCGTATTGGTACAACAGGTACACTTGATGGTACACAAACACATAAACTTGTACTTGAAGGTTTATTTGGACCTGTTTACAAGGCAACATCTACCGCCGAGTTGATGGAAAAAGGACAACTGGCGGCATTTAAAATTAAATGTTTGATTCT